TTGGCAAGAGGTTGCGGATTATATGCAACCAAGAAAAGCGGATGTAACCAAGACTAGAGCTAGAGGTGATAAACGAATGGAGATGATATTTGATTCTTCTCCAATACAAGCAGTAGAATTATTGGCATCATCATTACATGGTATGCTAACCAATCCTGCTACACCTTGGTTTACTTTAAGATTTAAAGAAAATGATATTGAAAACGAAGATGAAGCAAAAATCTGGTTAGAGTCTGCAACTGCAGCAATGTACACAGCATTTAATAGATCAAACTTTCAACAAGAAATTTTTGAACTGTATCACGATCTAATTACATTTGGTACAGCAGCAATGTTTATAGAAGAAGATGATGATGATTTAATTAAATTTTCAACAAGACATATCAATGAAGTTTATATTGCAGAGAATGATAAAGGTAGAGTAGATACAATCTTTAGAAGATTTAAAATTTCTGCTAGAGCAGCAATACAAAAGTTTGGTGATAAAGTTTCATCTGACATTCAGGGAATATTTAAAAAAGATCCTTATGCAGAAGTAGAAATTATTCATGTTGTTTATCCAAGATCAGATTTTGATCCTAAGAAAAAAGATAAAAGTAATATGCCATTCGAATCTGTGTACTTAGAATACAAAAATGCAAACGAATTATCTATGTCTGGATTCAAAGAGTTTCCTTTTGTAGTTCCAAGATATTTAAAAGCATCAAACGAAATTTATGGAAGAAGTCCAGCAATGACAGCGTTGCCAGATGTTAAGATGTTAAATGAAATGTCTAAGACTACAATCAAAGCTGCACAGAAACAAGTTGACCCACCACTATTAGTTCCAGATGATGGATTTTTATTACCAGTTAGAACTGTACCAGGTGGATTAAATTTTTATAGAAGTGGTACAAGAGATAGAATTGAACCTTTAAACATTGGTGCAAATAATCCACTAGGTTTAAACATGGAAGAACAAAGAAGAGATTCAATTAGAAATGCTTTCTATGTTAATCAACTTCAATTGCAACAAGGTCCACAAATGACAGCAACGGAAGTTGTGCAAAGAAATGAAGAGAAGATGAGATTACTAGGACCTGTTCTTGGTAGACTACAATCAGAATTATTAAAACCATTAATTGATAGAGTGTTCGCTATATTACTTCGTAACAATATGTTACCAGAAGCTCCAGAGTTTTTGTCTGGCAGAGATATAGAAATTGAATATGTATCACCACTTGCTAAAGCACAAAAATCTTCAGAGCTACAATCTATTATGAGAGCAATAGAAATATTAGGATCACTTGCAAATGTAGCACCAGTATTTGATTATGTTAATTTTGATAACTTAGTTAAACACTTGGCAGACATAGTTGGTATGCCACAGAAATTATTAAAATCACAAAACCAAGTAAATGCAGAAAGACAACAAGCAGCACAAGCTGCACAACAACAACAACAAATGGCTCAGATGCAACAAGTTGCACAAGCAGCAGGAGATGTAGCACCACTAGCAAAAGCGTTGCCAGAAGAAGCACAAGCTTTAGTTAATTCAGAAGTGGAATAGTATGGACGCAAATAAACAACTGGAACAATTAATTCAAGGACTAAAAAAAAATTACGAATACATATTCAATACAGAAGAAGGCAAACAAGTCTTAACTGATCTTGAAAAAAGATGTCATTATCATTCTACCACCAATGTAAAGGGGGATAGCCATGAGAGTGCATATATGGAAGGACAACGTAGTGTCGTTCTATTTATTAAATCAATGCTACGAAACGATAAAGAAAAAGGAAAATAATATGTCAAGCGAACAGATAACACAAGAAACTGTGCCTGTAGAAACAACGACTACAGAAACACCAACACCAGTTGCAGCACCTGTAACACCTACACCAGCACCAACACCAGCATCTTGGAAAGATTCAATTAGTGAGGATTTTAGAAACGATCCTAACATTGAAAAATTTACTGAGATAGATGCGTTAGCTAAAAGTTATATCAACGCAACTAAAATGATTGGTCAAGACAAATTAGTTATACCAACTAACAACTCAACAGAAGATCAATGGAATGAAGTATATTCTAAATTAGGTAGACCAGAATCTGCTGATAAATATTCTTTAGATACAAAATCAGAAATTGTTGAAATGGATGAGGGTGCAATAAAATCTTTTGCCGAACAATCTCATAAACTTGGATTAAACAATAAACAAGCTCAAGGTATTTTAGAATATTATAAAAATAATATGGAAGGTACTGCACAGCAATCAAGAATTGATACTGAAACTGCTCAAACACAAGCTGAACAACAGTTAAGACAAGAGTGGGGTAGAGACTTTGAAGGTAAAGTTAAACAAGCTGGTGCATTAGCGAAAGCAAATATTAATCCAGAAGTATTAGATATGACTTTATCAAATGGTACAAGACTTGGAGACCATCCAGATATTATAAAAGGCTTTGCAAAAATTGCAGGTATGATGTCTGAAGATAAAATACTTTCAACTGAAAGTGAAAATGTTAATACAACTAAAGATATTGAATCTGAAATAAGCACTATTATGAATGATAAGAATGGACCTTATTGGAATAGACAACATCCAGATCACGATAAAATGGTACAACAAGTGTACACTTTAAGAGAAATGGTTAACGCAAAATAATATATTAAATTGCTTGTAATATAATAAAATTTATTATAAGCAATTAATAATAAGATAACTCGCAAGAACCTTATTGACCACAAAGAAAAGAATTGTAGTCTAAAAGACTTTAAATCCAAGAATTGCCTATCGTTTTGATGGAGAACCTTTCTGATTTTTTAACAATAACAATAACTATAATAATGGAGAGACAAATATGTCATCACAAATAACAACAGCATTTGTAGAGCAGTATTCTGCTAACATACAAATGTTATCTCAACAAATGGGATCATTATTAAGAGACAAAGTCAGAGTTGAAAGCGTTGTAGGAAAAAATGCTTTCTTTGATCAAGTTGGAAAAGTAACTGCTCAGTTAAAAACTAGCAGACATTCGGACACTCCTCAAATAGATACACCTCACTCAAGAAGAAGAGTATCTCTTGGAGATTACGAATTTGCTGATCTAATCGATCAACAAGACAAAGTACGTCTTTTAATAGACCCTACATCATCTTACGCACAAGCCGCAGCTATGGCTATGGGAAGAGCAATGGATGATGTTATTATCACAGCCGCTTTAGGAACTGCATTTACAGGTGAAACAGGTACTGGAACGGAAAGCGTTCAAACTGGTGTCGCAAAAGGCACTACTGGTTTAACTGTTGCTAAATTAATTTTAGCAAAAGATAAACTAGACAAAGCAGACGTTGACCCTTCTATACCTAGACACATTATGTGTGGTCCAGAGCAACTTGGTAATCTATTAAGTGATTCAGAAGTTACAAGCTCAGATTTCAATACCGTCAAAGCACTTGTGCAAGGCGAACTTGATACTTATCTTGGTTTTAAATTTACTGTAACAAATAGACTACCTAAAACAAATAATGATCGAACATGTATTGCTTACGCAGAAGATGGTCTTTTACTAGGAATCGGAAAAGATATTTCCGCAAGAATAGATGAAAGAGCAGATAAATCGTATGCTACACAAGTTTATTATTGTCAATCAATCGGTGCTACAAGAATGGAATCTGCGAAAGTTGTTCCAATTGTTGCAATCGAAGCTTAATAGATAGGAGTATATAATTATGGCTAATTCGACACAATTTACGAAAACACTTAATACACCTTCTGAAAAGTTAGATACTAATGAACTTCATGGAAGAGTAAGAATCGCTTATGCAGACTTTACTGCTGCTGGAGCACAAGAAACTATCAATTTCTTCAAGTTACCAGATGGTGCTAGAATAATTGGTGGAAGAGTAAATCATATAGCTCTTGGTTCAAGTACAACCCTATCAATAGGTCATGCAGCATACGTTAATGCAGCAGGAACTACTGTAGCGGCAGATGTAGATGAATACAAAGCTGCAGCAGCATCAACAAGTGTTAGTGCTTTTAACATTGCAGCTACTACAGTTTTGGGTGAAAACTCATTAGTTGATGCACCAGATGGTTTGGTGATTACAGCAACTACTGCTGGAGCAAATGCAACTGGAAAAATTGAAGTCCAGATGACTTACGTTCTTGACTAATAAATAAAATTTTAAGGGGTGGAAGCGAGAGTGGAAACCCCTTAGAGTGCATGAAGAAAATAGAAGATTTAAAACCTGTACTACATTTTAAAAAAAACAATTATGTTTATAGGTACGTTTTAGTAGATAGGTTTCACAATGAGGGTAAAAATCATTATGGCTTTGATACTAAACAAGGTAAAACAACAGAAGAAATTTTTGCGTTAGAAAAAGATAGACAAATCAGACGCAAATATATAATAAGGAAGTAATATGGCATCAGTAGTAGGAATATGTAATGGAGCATTAAATCAACTGGGAGCTACAACAATACTTTCATTAACAGAAGATTCAAAAAACGCTAGACTTTGTAACTCAAGATATGACCAAGTTAGAGATGCTTTGTTTAGAACACACCCTTGGAATTGTTTACAAAAAAGAATAGAATTAGCTTTAGATACTTCTGCACCTACTTGGGGTTTTAAATATGCTTATACCTTACCAGCAGATTGTTTAAGGTTACTTAGAATATTAGACTATGATTCTAATTACAAAGTAGAAGGTAGAAAAGTTTTAAGTAATAGTGAGACTATGAAAATATTATATGTTTCAAGAGTTACTGATCCAAATGAATATGACGAGTTATTAAGAGAAACAATATCTGCATCATTAGGTGCTGACATTGCTTTTGGAGTTACATCTAATAATCAAACAGCTAAAAATATGTATGAACTGTTTAAAGATAAATTAAGAGATGCTAGATTTGTAGATTCAACTGAAGGTCAAAATGTAGAACAAGACCTAGGTATGACAGATGTTATAGACGCAGGTACTTTTATAAACTCAAGGTTTTAATCAATGGCTAGAGTTGCAGTTGAGCTAACAAACTTTACAGGCGGTGAATTATCACCAAGACTAGATGGAAGAAATGATTTAACTAAATATTCTTCTGGTTGCTCAACATTAGAAAACTTAGTTGTATATCCACATGGAGCTGCTGCTAGACGACCAGGTACAACATTTGTAGCGGAAGTTGCTAATAGTGCAAACAAAACAAGATTAATACCTTTTGAATTTTCTACAACACAAACTTATATGTTGGAATTTTCTAATTTAAAAATAAGAGTATTTAAAGATAGTGGTTCTGTATTAGAGGGAGATAAAACTATATCTGCAATTACAAAAGCTAATCCTGCTGTAGTAACTGCTAATAGTCATGGCTATGAAAATGGTGATGAAGTTTTAATTAGTAGTGTTGCAGGTATGACACAAGTTAATGGTAAAAGATTTTTAGTTAAAGGTAAATCAACTAATACATTTCAACTAACAGATAAAGAAGGTGATAATGTTAATAGTACAAATTTTACAACTTATAGTTCTGGCGGTGTAGCTAATAAAATTTTTGAAATAACAACACCTTATACTACTGCACAACTTTTTGATATTAAATTTGCTCAATCAGCAGACGTTATGTATATTACACATCCTTCACATGAGGTAGAAAAACTATCTCGTACTGGTCATACTGCTTGGACACTTACAGATGTAGATTTTACTAAAGGACCAATGCAAGATGCTAACACAACAGACACAACTTTAAATCCAGGTCAAGCAGCAGTAGGCACATCAATAGCTTTAGTTGCTTCTGCTATTACTGGTATCAATGGTGGTAGTGGATTTCTTGCAACAGATGTAGGAAGATTTGTTTTTTTAAGTGATGGTTATGCAAAGATAACAGCTGTTACAAATACTACTAATGCAGTTATGACAATCATTACAGCTTTAGATAATGCAAATGCTACAGCTAATTGGCAACTAGGAGCATTTTCAGATACTACAGGTCATCCTTCTTGCGTAACTTTTTTTGAACAAAGATTGGTATTTGCAGGAACAACTAATCAACCACAAAGTATTTTTTTTTCAAGGTCTGGTGATTATGAAAACATGGATGCAAACATTGGTGGAACAATAGCTGATGATGATGCAATCATTTATACTATTGCATCTAATCAAGTAAATGCCATTAGATTTATGACATCTACTAGAACTTTAATTATAGGTACAGCAGGTGGTGAATTTACTGTATCTGGTGGTGGTACAGATAGTGCAGTTACACCAACTAACATTCTAATTAAAAAACAATCTAATCATGGTGCTGCAAATGTAGATGCTATAGCTGTAGGTAACGCCACATTATTTTTGCAACGTGCTAAAAGAAAAATTAGAGAACTAGCTTACAACTTTGATGTAGATGGATATGTTGCACCTGATATGACTATTCTTGCAGAACATATTACTGAAGGGGGTCTAACACAAATTGCATATCAACAAGAACCTAACCAAATTATTTATGGAGTTAGAGGTGATGGTGAGTTAGTTGGACTTACTTATCAAAGAGAACAACAAGTAACTGCTTGGCATAGACATATTTTTGGTGGTAGATTTGGTATAGCAACAATTACAGTTTCTGATTATGCAAACATTGCAGTTGGTAATAAAATAATTTTATCAAAATCAGATGGCACAACTACTACTTTTACAAGTCAATCTTCATCTAGTGATGCACCTACAGGAACAGATGGATGGCGACCTTTTCAAAGCAACAATACAACAGCTACTAATATTAAAACTGCAATAAATAATCATACTAATTTTACTGCAACAGTATCTGGTGCAGTTGTAACTGTTACTGAAGCTTTACATGAATCAACAGGATATTTAACAATTAAAACTTTTGATTCAATAAGATTAACAACAGTAAATGAAGGTAAATCTCAAATTGAAAGTGCCGCAGTTATTCCAACTGATGATACAGAATATCAAGTATGGGTAATTGTTAAAAGAACAGTTAATGGAATTACAAAAAGATATGTTGAATACTTAAATGTATTTGACTTTGATAAAAATGATAAGACTACATTTAATTTTTTAGATAGTGCTTTAAGTTATAGTGGTGCAGCAGTTACAACTCTTTCAGGTTTAGATCACCTTGAAGGACAAGTTGTTGGAATATTAACAGATGGTGCAACACACCCAAATAGAACTGTTACCTCTGGTGCAATTAGTTTAGATCGTTCTGCAACAAGTGTTAAAATAGGATTAAACTATACATCTTTATTACAAACAATGAGATTAAATGCTGGATCACAAGATGGTACATCACAAGGTAAGACTAAAAGAATATATGATATTACAGTAAGAATGTTTGAAACAATTGGTGTAGAGGTAGGATCAAATTTATCTGATATGGAAAGAATACCATTTAGAAGTTCTATTGATTTAATGGATGAGGGTATACCTCCATTTACAGGAGACAAACAGGTAGAGTTTAGAGGAAATTACGAAACAGATGGTTTTATCTTCGTTAGACAAACTCAACCTTTACCTTTTACAATTTTATCGTTATACCCAAGGCTAGTAACAAATGATGGATAATAAATTACATATAGTACCTTATACTTCAGAGCATGGTAATTTTATTTTATCATGTCAATTAAACCATAAATTAATGGATGAAGATGCTAAGTTTGGAGGAGACGCAATAAATTTAGTAGAAGAGAATTTAGCTTTTACAGGTACTGTTAATGACAAACCTATCTTTGCCGCAGGTATGAAAATGATTTGGGGTAGAGTTGCAGAAGG